AAAAATGCCGAGAAATCTTCTAATCCTAATGTCTCATTTAGATATGAATAAGCTGTAGCGTGAATAGTTTCTTGTGAACCAAACATCATAGCCATCTGTCTGATTTCATGTTTAGGAAACCACTTGGTTACCATGTTAGTCCAATAATCAGAAACTGCACATTCGGTTTGAGCAAATCCAAGTAAGATATTTCCAACCAAATTCTTTTCTGCAGGTGTAAGTGTTTCGTTCCAATCTTTAACATCCATTTGCATGGGTATCTCAGTATGGAGCCAAAATGCTTGTGCCTGTTTCAACCAACCTTCTGTATAGTAGATTGGATATTCGAATGGTTTGAAAGGGATTCTTTCTTGGAATAATTTACTCATGTTATAACCTTATTTGTTTTCTTCTACTGACGCTTTTCTGTAATCTGTTACTAACTTTTTGATTTCACCGATGTGTTTTCTAGCTCTCGATTTAGCTGCTTTAGATGAACCATTGTGTTCATCCTCAAATTGAACGAATAAATCTTTAATTTGTTCAAATAGTTCTTGTGAATTTGCCATAAAATATTCCTTTTTTAATTTTTGTTTTTGAAGTGACCAACTATCTGGTCGTGTTTATAATTATAGTATATATTGAAAAACGAAATAGATTTTCAATTAATTTTTATTTTTATACATTTAATTTTTTTATTGGTTTAGGTGTAATAATTTTTTTGATAGACTAACCCATATTTTCTACATACTTTTTATGTAAAAGTTTTTTTGTTTCTAACTGACCACTTGCAGCTTGTTTTTGTGCAATTACTCCATCTGGTGAATTACCTTCATAAACTTCAATGTAACCTGTGTTGGTATTCATTTTACATGGGAAAGTAATTCCATCTGGTCCAAATCTGTTCTTCATTATATGAGCCCGAGCAGTATCATTAAGTTTATCTTTTGATTTTCTACTCCAACTCATAATGAAATCAGCGTTCATTACCTTTGCATAAGAATCAGCAATTTTATCAGCCTCAATAACTTCTGAATCAATAGCCGAACGATTGGTTTGAGATGCAGTCCATACTGGTATTTCAAGTGCACCACTCATACCTCTTAAATCAATATAAACACCACCTTGTTCTGCATAAGTTGAATCAGTTTTATTTGAATCTGATAATAGTAAATCTGCATAATCTACTATAATTAAATCAGGTTTATTATCAGAAACTATCATTTTTTCAATATGTTGATTTAACTTTCTAACAGAAACTCCCTTTGGTGGAAAATACTTAATAAGTAAGTTTCCTTGTAATGATTGAATTTTTGATTTAACCTCATCTTTTCTTTCCTTTAATTCGGTGGAAGGTATTTGAGTAAATACAGTATCATATCTAGCACCAACATAATGTTCCGATAATTCCATAGAATAATGAACTACACTTAAACCTCTTCTAACGGCATCTGCACCTATTGCAGTAAGTATCCAAGTTTTACCTACACCAGAAGGAGCAACAATTACACCAAGTTCTCCAGGTCCTAATCCACCATCCATTAAATCATTTATAGGTTTCCAATTAGTTGGAACAGTTGAACGCTTTAAATCTTCCATACGGTCATCAAAATCTTCTTTATAATCCAATCCTAAATCAGTATCTTGTCCAATTTTAGTTGCTTTATCAACTAAATCTTTAATTCTATCGTAATTTCCAGCTTTTAATAAATCAACCGATTGTAGAATAACACCTTTTAGATTTTGATTAATACAGAAATCTGTAAATTCATTTTTTATATAATCTAAATCTACATTACCTATTTGAGTAAACACATGTCTGAGTTGTTCAACAATAGTTTTTTTAAGTATTTCATTATCTAACTTTGATAACTGTCCTTTGAATACATCAAGAGTAGGTGGTTTTTTATAATCGTCATGATATGCAAGTATTTCAGATACTATCCATTTATTAGCATCATTTTCAAAAAACTTTGAAGTTGTAACTTCAGATATTGTATCTAAAAATTTACCATCAGTAAGTAATGAAGATACAACCTTTGATTGAAAAGATTGACCATATTTTGATAAAGTATCTAAATCTTGCTGCATTGATTAAATGTATTTATAAGTACAAATATACGAAAAATATTTGAAACTACCAAATTATTTTGTAATAAAGTTTCCAAATGTTCTTTTTAACCAATCATTTATATCTCCAAAGTTGTTTACTACTTTATATTTTAATAAAATTTTCATAAAATTCATTTTATTAAGTGGAGTTATATCTTCATTAAATCTATCTAAAACATTCATTTTTATTGAACCTGAAATATCAACATTTTTTAGTTGCATTAATTTTTCATTTAAAATAATTTGTTTTTTGGCAGCTAAAATATCTTTATATAATTTTATTTTACCTTTCGTTTCTTCGAGTTTTTTTTCAGTTAATTGAAATAACTCATCTACTGTAATAGTTTGTTCATCAGTCAACTCTGGAAACCTTTTTAAAAGGGTCTTAATACCACACCCATATATGCCTGGTATGTTATCAGATTTATCTCCATCTAAAATTCTATAAATAAGCATATTATTAGGATGTAAACCATATTCTTCTTGTACTACTTTCTGATTGTAAATCTTCTTTTTAGTAGGAGACCATATAATAGTTTTCTCATCTACTAATTGTAAGAAATCTTTATCAGTAGACATTAAAACTGCTTGTTCATCTTCTTTTAAAAGTTGTTCTGATATATATGCCATGATATCATCGGCTTCAACACCATCATATATCATAGTGGTAATTGGTAATCCATGCAACAATTCGTTTAACCAAACATATTGTCTTTTCATAGATTCTCGTTCTTCCTCATCGTTCATTAACTCATTATATGCACGATTCATTCTCAATTTACTTTTTCCTCGATTAGCTTTGTAACCTTCAAAAAGTTTTTTACGATTCCTTGAACCACCTTGGCCATCAAACGCTACAACAACACGAGTCGGTTGAACTTGTCTTATTGCGTATCCAATAGATTTTAAAGTACCTGTAACACCTCCAACATGGTCTCCATTATCATTTAAAGTTGGAATAGATGTCCAACATCTGATAAAAGTGTTTAAACCATCGATAATTAATACACGAGAATTCTTGTGTCTATCGATATTTTGGTCTCGGTTCTTTTCAACCGACTCTAGAATGTTTTTGTAGAGTTCTTTCATTATAAAACTTCTTTTAAACCTTCTTCAAAGTAATCTTCTAATGCATTCAATCTATCATCAGCATCTACTAACATAACGAGAGCTTCCTCTGCGTTTTTGTAGAAATCTTCAGTAGAATGGTCACCAATACCAACTGCTTTATTCCCAAGAAGTTCTAAAGAAAGTAGAGCTTTGGCTTTATCAGCCTCGGCACTACTTTTTAACATTGTATATAACTTTTTATCCATAATTAATTTTTTTATTCGGTGCTACCTTCGGTATCAATTTCCATTGAATCAATATCAAGTGTATCGGATTTATATTGTAAAATAGATTCTTCACATATTTTTTTGTAAATTTGTTCTTTTACATCCTCTCTATCTTCCATTAACTTAATGAAATCTTTAGATTGGAATTTTAATTCCTCACCTGTATCTGTATCAACATAAGTGTACCAAGCACCCGCTTGTTTTACTAATTTATTTTCTTTCATTACCTTCAACCAAGAGCCATAATTATCGATTCCTCTATCGAAATAGATTTCGAAATCAGCAGCTCTTAATGGTGGTCCCATACGGTTTTTTACAACTTGACAACGAACTTTCATTCCAACTGTCCTATCATTTCCATTTACCTTTTGTTTGATTTGTCCCATACCTTTCAACCTCAATCTTACAGATGCGTGAAAAGCTAGTGCTTTTCCACCACTTGTAGTCCATGGGTCTCCGAATGGCATAGCATTCATCTTTTGTCTAAGTTGATTAGTGAATACTAATGAGATTTTTTGTCTACCAATCATATTGGTAATCTTTCTCATTGCCTTCGAAATAATAATTGCTTTATCAGTAGCATATCCATCTTTATTGTAATCTGCAGCTAATTCTGTTTTTGTTGATGCAGCTGCAACTGAATCTACTACGATAGTTACAATTTTATCTTTCGAAGTTTCTCTAACCTTTTCAATGATAGTTTCTGTAAAATCAAAGATTTGTTCAACCGAATCTGCTGATACATAAAGAAGTTTAGAAACGTCAACACCGATTGCTTCTAAAAATTCTCTACTTACTGCAGTTTCAGTATCAATCAATACTGCAACTCCACCTTGTTTCTGCGTTTCCGCTAACAAGTGAGCCGATAGTAATGATTTTCCACTTTGTTCTAAACCTGTAATTTCTGTGATTCTACCAACTGGTAGTCCACCATAGGGACGATTTGAAACGGCAACATCTAACATAGCACATCCAGTCGATATCCACCCTTCTACATTCGTAGGGGCTTCATCTGAATCAAGGAAGTATGCAACCTTTTGGTCTTTCGAATATTTATTCAACTCCCCTGCTAGAATATCTGCTAGGTCTAGTTCTTTTGCTTTCTTTTTCGCCATGTAATTTTAAATTAGTTGTTAAACAAATCATCAAATGCAGCAGCAACATCATCAGTTTTCTTTGAATCTGATTTTTCAGTTACTTCTTTAGAACCTCCCATATCATGAGATACAGTTGTTTCTTTTTTAGGTGCAGTTGAAAGAGTTTCTTGAGAAACTGAGTCACCTCCACTTTCTGCAGTTGGGTTCAACCAACCTTCTAATACTGATTTTAATTCATCATAAGATAATTCAGAATATAAATCTGTAATTTCGGTTTGTGATTCAATAAATGCAGTTGCTCTTGTTGCATCTTCACTTACTGGTGTTTCATTTGGTTTAACTCTAATAGTAGTAGTTGGATAAGTAGTACCAGCTTCTTCTGCTGATTTATACTCGATTGTTAAATCTCTACCACTTGTTGGGTCGGTAATATCACCATAATCAGGATCTGCAATATATCCAAGAATTTCTTGATATACTGTTTTACCAAATCCCCAAAATCTTACTCCTTCACCTTCTTCACCTCTTACAACAACAGGTACGAAAGTTCTTAACTTTGGTTCCATAGCTTTTGCAGCTTTCCAATCATCTTTATCACCCATTCTTTTTAGTTTATCTGCAAACTCTACAATAGGGTCTGGTCTACCAAAAGATTGTGGTGAAAGATAAGTTTTGTTGTTAATGTTGTAGTGAAAATACAATTCGATAAATGGATTATCTTTGTCGAATTTGTAAGGAACGATTCTTACTTGATGTTTACCTGGAGTAGGTTTCCACAAAGAGTCTGATTTTCTTTGTGTGTTTTGTAGTTTGTTCAGCCTACTTCTGATTGCGTTAATGTCTAATGCCATAATGTTTAAATTTTTAAATTGTTAATAAATAATTAATTTTAAGTTTAAATTTTGAGTGCTAAACTAACAACACTCGGTGTATATATAAATATAATAAAACTCAAAAAATACACCGAATTTTTGAGTTATTTTATCATAAAAATTGATTTAATTTTACTTCAATATCACTTACATCTGATGGTGTTTCATCGAATCTATAATGATAAGTAAGTGCATCTGCACAAACAATATTTTTATCAAGGATATCCAAAATTTCTTCAGTTGGATTTGGTCCTCCCAATCTTTCTTTACATAACTTTACATTATCTTCCATAAGTTCTACTCCATAAGTTGTAGAAAGTGCTTGTTCTAAAGTACAATGACTTCTTTCCATTTTTCTGATTACTACTTCGGAAAGGAATTGACCATCACCACACGATGGGTCTAAAAATGTTTTAGTTGAGTTTGAAAATAGTTCCGAATCTCGTTCTTCAAGTTTATCCAACATTTCCTGCACCAATGGTGTAGGAGTAAATACTTCAGCCGTTTCTTTTACTCGAAGTTTATCTCTTTCTATACCACTCATATAAGAGCGATTTCTACTATGTTCAATAAAATTATCCAACATAGTTTTCAATGTAGTTAATATCTTCAATACTTTTTATTCCAAACTTATTATAAATTTCACCATCACTCCATTCTTTATTAGTTCCAATATTTGGTAAAATTCTTAATATATCTTTATTTATAAAACCACTCCATTTGGCAGAACTAACAATATATTTGTATAATTTAGAATTTAAAATATTTAATAAATTTTCCCCTTCTTTTTTTGATTTGACAATTATATATGGAACTACTTCACTTGTACTAATAGTACCATTATCAAATAAAGGATTGTAATACCCACTAATAGTTAGATATACTTTAAAATCATCATGAGATTTTGATTTTATCTTTGAATAGTATGATTGTGCATTCGTGTGATATACTTTATATGGATGAGTTGTAGAATATTTATCAGACCATTGATTTTCTTTTTTAGATGAGTGATTTGTAGTAGTATCACCATCCCAATTAAATTTTGGAAATGGTGATTCATTAAATATCTTATGTATTTTAGTAGATATGCTATTAATATCAGATTGAATATAGTCAAAGTTGTTTAAATCAAAATTAACACCATTTATATTAGTATTACCGATATATGCTTCATTTTTAACAATCCAATATGAAAAGGTAGAACCAACATCAAAGTGATTAGAGATTTCAGTATTGATTAAAACTAAGTTGTTTTTTTTAAATAATTTAAATACATCATTGCTAGGACTTCCCCATGAAGTCGGTGTTACAAACGAAACAACACCACCTGTTGATAAATTATTATTTAAAGATTCAACAATAAATTTGCTCCATAAATTATGAGCTTTTGGTTGAACACCACCCGTCTTACTGGTTTCTTGATATGGTGGGTTTCCAAGTATTACATCAAAATTCATATTTTTAAATATTTTATTATCTAAAAAATCTCCTTTAATTAGATTTTTTATTTTTAATTTATGATTAACAAGTTCAAATCTAAAATCTTCAATTTCTATACCATATAACATATTATTTAATATGTGTTCTTCTGAATGATATTGAATTAATTTTAAATATACAAAGAATAAATAACCACCAAATCCAAACCCTGGGTCTAGGATTTTTAAATTAGGATTTGACCAATCTATTGGTAATTTATTTACCATTTCTTCAATTACTTTAATGGGAGTAGAACCATCTTGTCCAGTAGGGATAGTTGATGTTCTTCTTATGTAACTAATATATTGTTCTCGTGTTCTAATTTCCATTATCGTACAAGTTGAAGATTTACTTTGTATGTATCAATTATATTTTCTTTTACTAACAACTTTAAAACTGATTTTTCAGTTTTTGTTGCCCCATAAAATAAGTTATCTGGTAGATTTTCTAAAATATCTTCAACTGTTTCATAACCAAGTTCACATATAATAGGCAATCTACTCATTAAAGTTGCTATTCTTGAAATAATATCTCTTTTAGTTTTATCAAAAGGTTTTCTTTCTGATTCTGAAAGATGTTTTAAATTTTTACCTTTTTTCATAAATTCTTTTGAAGATGTGATTTCAAGTTTAAGTTTACGACTTTTTTCTTTGTCCAATCCCATAATCATTTGAAATAATTTTTCAGAGATTTTATCTAACATAACATAATCGTGGCCTGAGTTTCTTAAAGTTTTTGAATTATAGTCTGAATCTCTAATAGCTGATAATACATCTTCTAATGTTTTTTTCTTAAATTCAACTCCACCGTCAACACCATAAACATTAAAATTATCGAGATATTGTCTTAAAATTTCATTTGGATTTTTAATACCTCTTTGTTGAGCAGAATATCTTGAATATTCAGCCAACATCACTAAAGTTCTGTTTGGATTGAAATCAAAAACATATCCTTTTTCTTTACCATCTTTTGGAGATGTTGGTCTAAATGCTGTTTGAAAATAAAACTCAGCAGATTCGGTATCATTTAAGAAAAAGGTAGCATCCCATTCTGGTACAGTTGAACCTCGTGTAAATCTACTAAGTGATAGTACTATTGATTTTTTATCTTTATTTAATTTTAAAAAATCTTTAACTTCAGAAATATCATCTGTCTCACTACCAGTTGCAGCAAATACTTGATACTCTCCATTTGTTACTTTTTCAATTAAAGATTTCAGATGAATAACTGCATCAGAATTAGGAGGTAATACCCAAAAAGTATGTTGTAATTCTGGTATAAGTTTGTAGGGTGAAAAACTCGTTTTAGGAATTATCCCAAATACACATTGTAAAAAAGTAGTTACATCCCCCTCGTGAATAAATCTTTTAGTTTCTTTATTCCACGAAAATAACTTTGTCAAAGTAAATCCTTCTTCATCGGAATACCACTTTTGTTGTTCTTTAATTTTATCAAATACTTCCATACAATACCAATCAAGAGATATAGCTCTTTTATCAATACCAAGTTTCTTATCTTCTTGTTGTTGAATGTAATCGTAAATATAAGAATTGTGTGGGGTAAATTTACCAGTTGAAAGTAACTTCCAAGGTGTTCCTGTAATCCAAATCGTAACAGAGGATGGAAGTTTTTCAAGAAGTTCGGTTGATAGTTCGGTTAACATTGCAGTGTCAGCTTCATCAACACCTCGAATATCCCAATCATATTGAGATAACATTTTTACTAAATTTTTTCGGTGGGTTTTATGAAGAAGAAGTTGTGTACTAACTGCAAGTACATTTACTCGTTCATTTGATGGTTTCCAATTATACTTCTTATCTTTAAGTTCATCATAAATCCAACCATTATAGTTTACATGAGAATTAACATCGGTTTTAAGTGATTCAAATACATCGGGTCTACTTGTAATCATTAAAACATTACCTCCTTTTTTAACAATTTTTCGTGCCATTTCAAGAAAAGTAAAGTTTTTACCAAATCTCATAACTGCACCAAGAAGAAAATCAAGTGATTGTCTTTTTGATGATAGCTTATTTGCTAAATAATATTGTTCAAATAATTTAATTGCTTCTTCTTGTCTTAAACGAGGTAAATATGTTTCTTTACGAACATTCCAAAAAGTTTCAAATTCACTTGGATAAAGAATTGAATTTACCAATTCTTGAATAGTTTCAACATCTGTTTCAAATACCTCAGTAGATGAACCAAATTTACTTTTTTTACCCAAATGTGGTCCTACTTTCTGTTCTATCTGGTATGCTGTACCGTATTTTTGAATTTGTTCATCTGATAATCTGATTGCCCATAAAATAACAATTGCATCGGTGGTAGTTCCAACATAACCAGATATTGTTTCTTGTGGAGTTGAACCTTCGTTTGAATATGTACCATATTGACCAAACTTTGGTTTAAACTTACCACTTAAATATTGGTCTCGATATGTCCAAGCATACAAACCCTGTCCTAATCTACCAAATACTTCAAGATTAGTATCAAGCGGTGTCTGAAAGAGTATATTACCTCTTTTTTTTTCTATTAATGTATTTAATTTGTTTATCATTACGCTCTAACTACTTTATATGAACCCTCGTTTACCATTACAAAGTTTGGTAACAATGGGTGTTTTGAATTTATGTTGATTTTATCAAGAATACCTTTTAATTTAGCATATCCAAGGTCAACAAAGTAAATCTTATTTCCATTTTTAGATGTCATTGATTTACTTTTTTCAATTGGAAGTTTGATTTGTTCTAATTTGTAATCAAGTTTAGATTTGGTGTTAGCCGATAAGTTATTTATCGAGTTTATATCAGTTTTAATTAACTCATCTCGTTTTATTTTAGCATCTTCACTATTATCGAATGTAAATAATAATTCTATAACCAATTCGTTTTCAAAATTAACTAAGTCTAATTGAAATTTACTAATATGTAATCCTTTTTTTGATTTGGTAATTGCAATACTTTTTGTTTTACTCAAATATGATTCAATTGAGTGAACTTGTTCACTAACGCCATAGTGAGTTTCTCCATTTGGGAATGTAGTTTTAAAAACATTTACTTTTTTCATTTCTTTTATCTTTTAAATTTTAATATCAAGTGTGAACTCTCACACATTTACTATGTAAATATACGAAAAAAAATTGAGACTACAATGGCTTTTCGTATTTTTTTTTAATTTATTTTGCCCACTTACCACTTGAAACGAGTTGAGCAATGATTCCATATACTGATAAATCTTGGAATGTATCTTCACATGATTCACCAATATTATCTTGTTTACCAAGTACAACTAATTGTTTTAATCTTTGAATCTTATCATTCATTCTAAACCAAAGACCAGTTAATGAAACTTTCTTTTCTTCTTCAGTTTCTAATTTTGAACCAACTGAAATATTATCAGGTCCATAGTTAGATTGTTTTAAACAAAACAATTCATATTGTGTGAACATTATTCTTTTGAATTCCGCAGTCATTTCTGGCCATTCTTTTTCCATCTTCTCTACTATTTCAGGATTATCATATGCAATAATTTCATCATATTGAGGTTCTACTTTAATTGGGTTAAATTTGTGATTTTTACTTTGTTTTTTTATTGCTTCTGCCATATTTTGAAATTTATATTTGCTAATATACGAATTTATTTTGAATTAAACAAATTATTTTTAAGTTTTTTTAGTTGATATGCCTGTATTCCGAATATTAGTATGTTTAAACTCATTAAAGGTAAACTCCATATTCCTACTGCATATACAAACCATAGTGTAGCTGCTACAATTCCCCATACTCTTAATTTAAACATATCTTTTTGTAAAAATTGTATTACCACAGTAAGGTTAGCTATCCACCCTAGGATTTCTAACCAGTGAGTTCTTATTATCTCTTCTAATGGATTCATAATTTATGTTGTTAAATGTGATAACTTTTCGTTTAATCTTTTCATGTGTTTACAAGGTGAATAAGAACGAAATTGCCTTGCTGGACATTCACAATCATCAATCTTGTAATCTGTAACTCTTACTTGGTAGTATTTAAGTTTACCTTTCTTATCTCTACTACCCATTTCTCTATAATACCAACTATTTGCCATAACCAACAAATTTATATCCTATATCATTTACTAATCCTTTTGATACACAATAAGGATATTCATCATTTAACCAATAGTTTTGAACATTCTCTACTTCTGATAAACAATCTTCGTATAAATCTTCTATGGAAAAGCCTTCTCCATATCTTATACCACCACACAAACTCATAAGTTCATTTAGTTCGTTCCAATTGTTTTTGTTTATTTTAATTGAATTGATGATTTCTTTTTTCATCATATCAGCAACCTTGTCATTGTAATCATACATTTCTTTTGACCAAGGTTTTGTTACTTTAGGTTTAATTAGTACTTTCATATTTTATAAGTAATTTGGTCCATAGTAATTCCATTTATCAGTTCCATCAAAGATGTTACCTCTTGAATGTTTAGCTGGAGAGCTCGAACCTGCAGGTTTCAATAAATCTCCCTTACATACAAGAGAACCTTTATTTACACCTTCCCACATAGAAACAAAAGCCCATACTGAACTTTCATCGATAAGTTTAATGTATTTTTTACCTTTAGATATTGTAAGGGGAGTGTAGGGTTTATAATCGAAATTATTATCCCAATACTTTTTTCTTTCTTCGTTGACCTTGTTAAGCCAGATTTCAAATTTACTTTTCATACTTTAAGTTTTATCTCATTTACATAGTAAATATACGAAAAAAAATTGAGACTACAATGGCTTTTTTTAATTATTTTTAATTTAATTGTAGAAAAAAACCCCTTGAGGGGGTCAATCTTTTTACATCTTTTTGTTTCTTTGATGGAGGGTTTGAAAACCACTCAAAAACTTACATTATAAATGTACGATTATTTTTTGACATAAAAAAATAAAAAGTGTTAAAGTTTTGTTAAATTATTTTTGATTAAATTCTATTACCTCGAAGATTCTTGTAGAAATCTTTTTTGTGCCTTCTACATTGGTAACGATGATTGAGTTTTTGAATTTATCCCAATCAATAGAAAAAGATTTATCTAAAACCCCACCATTCTCTTCTTTAACTAACTCGTTGAGTGCATTAATTGTGTACAAAGTATTACTTTGTTTTTTACGATGTACCAAAATAGTATCAGATAATGGTCTATCTGGTTTATATTGAGTATCTATATTATATGTAACAAAAAGGTTTTCTAAGTTACCCTTATTTTGTAAAACATAAATATAATTGTAAACTATGTGATATGTTTCTCTAATAAGTTGTAGGGTATTTTGAAGTTCCTCTTTATTTGTAAAGGTACAGAGTAACTGTGTTTGCATATCAATCCTATCTCTCTCTATTGTTTCTTATATAAATATAAAATGGGTTTTGGAAACTACTAAATAATGTAAATTATGTACATTACCTCGAAATAGGAGTGTTTATTGTTGTTTTTAAATTATTTTGCTGCTTTAGTAATTAAACAATCTCTCATACCTTCACCAAAGCCAGTTGCTATTTTTTGACTCTCACCAGCAGTTCTCCAAGTATCATCAAATAATTCTTCTTCTTTTCCTTCATTCATAATTCTTACAGATGATTCACCTGGTGTAATTCTACATCTTTTTCTTAAATGTTCTTTAAGTTTTCTTTTTCCTTCTGGTGTTGAAAAATCACCTTTATATCCACTTCGTTGTGCAACACACTCTCTAATCATTGATGGTGTAACTGTATTAATTCCCATTTGAACTAACATACCATTGTCATCTTCACTATCAATATATGAATCAATGTGACAAGCATCTAATACACCACTAACATAACCTTGTTGATGAGGTCCATTATCTGCATCTTTATTTTTAGTTGGATGGTATCCATCTGGACTATCTACTTCTTCCAAATCAGATACCAACGATTTATGTGATTCTTTAACTGTTTCTTTTTCAGTTTGTTTTATATCAATAGATTTTTGTATAGAACTATCATCAAAATTTATATTTGGATTTGCTTGTTTAAATTTATCAACTTGTGATAATTCTCCAATCTTAATTGCAATTTTACCATATGTACCATATGATGGCTTTCCACCAGCTTTAAGTATTTGTTGTGAATGATTATTCATTTCAACTAAAAGTTGTTTTGTACCCATTGTATCTGGATTTAAACCTTTGGCTTTTAGATAATCTCTAAATTTACCTAAATCTCTTAACTTTTGAATATATGGTTCCATTTTTGATGTTTCACATATCTTTACAAAATCATCTGTAATTTCAAGAGTACTAGCAGTTCTTACAGTCTTTTGTTTTACTCCTTCAACCCGTTTTATGTTTTTATCTAATGAAGATGCTACTCCTTTTGCAACTTTTTCACCATATCTTTCTTTTAAGGCTTTAAATCTTTTAGCAGGAGTACTATTGTTTTGTGGGTCTTTTAAAGAATCTCCTTTTTTATTTGATATACCAAAATATGTTGTCCTACCTTTTTTATCTTTACCTATAATGTAGGTATCATGATAACTCTTATATTTATTCCAATTTTTAAGTTGTTTTTTTGCGTGTGCTTTATCTTCATCAGTTTTTGCATTTTTTAGATTATCTTCTAAATGTGCCTGAACTGCTTCATTAACTTCTGTGGTCGATTGAATTGTTTTATGTGGTTTAGATAAATCAAATATATCTAGTTTTTTAATATGTTTTTGGGTTTGTATTCCACCATCAAATGCTGCATTCATCCATTCGGTATATGGACCCATGGGATTTTCTTTAGTTTTTTTATTTCTACTAAAATCTTTTACAAAAGTTAATGTTTCTTTGTTTTCTTCAATCTTTTGTTGAACCCAAATTTCTCTTTTAGCTAGATACCTATTGAATTCTGGACTATCTACATCCATTCCTAACTGAATTGCTGTTCTGTTTTCATCAGCAGTTTTACTTCTATTTTTAATTTCAATTTGTACTCTATCTATTGTTTGTTTATTATCTTCCTCCCATTTTTCAAAATTAGTATCTACTGCACCACAGAATTTTGATTCACCTTCACTTGCTTTTTTTCCACCTGCACCAGAAATCCTTTTCGTTCTATTAATAGATACTCCATCTTGATATTCCGAAAGAACATCTATATTACCATTATTTAAATCATCATAAATTTCTTTTCGAGTAGGACCGCCTGGATTATCTTTATATTTTTTATCATCTTTTTTATCAAAATTAGTTCTATCTAAAGTACTTTTAGGTGTTTTATCAAAAATATTTACTTTAGGAGTATCTTTTTTTGTTTTCTTTTTATCATCTTTCTTATCAATGGGTTCATGGGTTCCTGCTTTAATTGCATTATCTCTTGCATCTTTAGATTTGAATACTGATGTTTCACCTGTATCTTTTTTTCTTGCAGTATAAGTTTCATCTTTTTCGGTAAGGAATTCAAATATAGTATCTTTTACTTCATACTCACCCCATTCTGAAAGAATTTCGGACATGATTGATTGATGTTCCTTATTATGTATATTAGGAACACCTACTCTATATGAGAGTTCTCTTACTAACTTATCTATGATTTCTTTATAATCCATACTATACTATAAATATTAAGGTGCAGAATTCTTATATAAATGGTCACTTGGTAGAGAACTTTCTAATCCCCATTTATGTGCAAGATAACCTTCTGCTTTTATTAAATGTGTTAAATCAGTACCACTTGTACCAGGTATATCCGCTACTGCAAAGAACTCTGCTAACTTACCATCT